CGCATATTCTGATCTGAAAATATAATAGGAGCAATAAATGGCAATTTCAACTAGTAGCACATCAGTAGCACTTCCAGGACTAGACACGACATTCGTATCAAATATGGATGCTGCACTTAATGCTAGTTCAGTTATGCTCAATATTCTATTAAATTCAAATACATCTGTAGGTCTTGCGGCACTTACTACTACAGTAGCAACTCTTAGATCAAAAATATCAGATCTACCAAATTCTAATCCTCTACCAACGTTTGCTACTTTTGCTAACTATAACAATACTCCTGGTTGGGGTATTTATGATAGTGAAATGCAGCCAATTGGCGGCACTAATGGTTCAACAGATTTTGAAATTCAAAATGACTATACTGGTCAAAACTACACTACAAATAACTGGAGCAGTAATGGTGTAACAAATAGCTGGTCTGGAGCAACTCCAATGCATCAGCAAGATGGAGATTGGTACTGTAATATTCCAGGAAGAGGCTTTGAAGGTGAAGGAATTTGGGCTAGAAACCGTGGAACAATGGATAGCTATATGCCTTACTTTGGTAGCATAATTGGAAACCGTGGTGTAAGACAAAAGATGTCTTTAAGATCTGCAGATGCCAATTTACAGATTATGCCAAGAGGTGCTAGTAACCGCACAGAGGAAGTATCTTTAAATAACACTATCTATTCAACCTGGGCTAACGGAGTTACTTATGGAAATGTATCTTATAACCAAAGGCAGAAAAAACTTGTACTTATTGAAGCAAAAGACGGATCAAATAACTATAGAGTCCATATTTGGAGAAATACAAATGCGTTAAGAGATCTAAACTCCGAAGATCAGTCTGTAGGAACTCTACATTTATTCTTATCAGAAGCTAAAACAGCTGGAGTTCCAGCTGCTACAACTACTGGAGTCTATTATTATTATAACGATTTTCAATGGCAAAATGATGCCTCACAAAACTATACAGAGTCTAGATACCGCATGAGAGTCACAGCTGGAGATAATGAGTTCATTGGAATGTCAAGATTTGTTCCTAGTACTGCAACTCATTATGCAACCTTCTTACCTACTATTAATACTACTTCTGGTACATTGTCTTATAAGGGAAATCCACTTCCTCCGACAACTTCTTATGGTTGGGATCAAGGGGTACAATATGGTATGAGAAGTAACATAACCTGGGACAATTACTGGATGGTTTCATATAATCCATATTATTACTACGGATCAGGAATGTGTGCAGTATTTGTTGATACAAGAGATCCAAGAAACTACTATTTTGCTAGATATGGAGAGACAAACAATGGATGTCAACTAGTTCCATTCAATGAGGATAAGTTTGTATTTAATGCTTCTGTAGAAAACTCAGACGGAAATGTTGGAATGAGACTATCTATAGTAGACCTAGGTGGAATATTTGAATTCGGCAGAGATGCTACAACTTCTGGAATTACAAATGGTGCTAACATTAACTTAAGACCAACTACAATGCTGTATTCATTTGATACTAGATTTACATCAACAAACTATCCAGGACTCATGCAGCCTACTTCATGGACAAATGGTTAATATATGTACTATGCCATCATCAAGCAAGATAAAATTGATAAGTTCGGAACACTAGTAGATCTATTTCCATACTCTGGATTTCCTCCAACTGGACCAGATAAAGATTTCTTAGATTCAAACAATATGCAGATAGCATTAGAGTATGTTGATCATAATGCCGTAACTAATAAGCTGGTGTACTGCGATCCATATATTAAAGATAGCAAAGTGTATTGCGTTGTAGCAGAAAAATTTAGCAAGGCGGAGGCCTTAGAAAATAAAAATGCACTAGCTGCATTTGAAGCATTACAGGGGGAATAACATGCTAAGTAATCAAAGATCTATATACAAGAGAAGCAGATATAGTCAATTTGGACTTAATATGTGGATTGATGCAACAGCTGTTGATAACGTAAATAGAAATGTAAACAATAAAGTATATTTAATAGAAGATAGAACATCATTTTTACGTCACTTATCTCAGCCAACATTAGCAAATCAACCAACATTTGTACCAGGTGCTATTAATTCTTTGCCAGCAATTAGATTCAATGGAATAGATCAGTTTATGTTTATGGCAGATCAAACGTTATCATGGCTTAATGCTTCTTCGTTTACAATTTTTTATGTAGCCACAAAAACTGCATCTGCATCTAATGCGTTTGTTTTAGGCGGACAGTCAGCAGGAACTAGAGCAAATCTAGCAGCAGGATATACAGCAGCCAATACATACAAAGTAGTTTTTGGTAATGATGATGCAGGTACAATTGTTCCACTAAAGACTCCAGGTCAGCCAGAGCTTTATAATATATCTTTTAACGCAGGAACACTAGAGAGAAGAGTTCGCAGAAATGGGAACACAGTCGGCCTTGGTGCCTCTAGTGGATCTTTAGCAGGAATGACAGGACAAACAATTGGAAGATACCTTACAACGTACGGACAGTTTGATCTTGGAGAAATAATTATTTATAATAGAGTCCTTTCAGATTATGAGGTTGGTCAAGTAGAACGTGACCTCATATCTAAGTGGACAATTAGTTAGGAAAATAAATGGCATACATTCCAACAAGATTTGCTGGACCGACAGCAATGACTACAGTTCCAAAAATTCTTACTACATTTGTTACTCAAGCTATTATAAAAGAATTTACAGTAACTAATAATAGTAATGGTGTACTTTATTTTTCCCTGGCAGTAGTTCCAAGCGGTCAAGAATATGGGCTAGATTCTCAAAAAATTTATAATACTATACCAATCCTAGGAAATCAAACAATTAACTTATCTCATTCTATGGTTTTTAATTCAGGAGATAAGATTTATGGCTTCGGCAGTATCCCTGACCTTATTAATATTGTGGTCAGCGGCGTATCAGTTACCGCTAACTAAGAAAATATATAGGAGAAACTATAATGAAAATTGTACAGGTAAAGTTTGACCATCCTGGACAGTCTTTTACAGATATCTCTGGCAGTAACATAGGAATTACAAAAACTGGAACATTTAAGCCTGCACCACCACTTACCTCAAGAACAGATAATTCTATATTAATAGAAAACCCAAATTCACTAGCAATTAATAATGTCCCAATTGGAATAAGAAGCCACGAGAAAGAATCTTTTTCTATATCTTTTTATGCAAAATTTATTAAAAGAGCAGCTGTATTTACAGATATTATTTCTTTTATGTTTGATTCTGTAAATGGAATAGGATTTAGTATAGTCAAATCCAACCTAGTATTTCAGGTTACAGATAAAGATAATAATATAACATATGTAAGGCACAAGCTATCTAGCATGTCAAAGAAAATGCTAATCAAGGTTGTATATTTAGATAATAATATTTCCTTATCTGTTGATGGTATTGACTATTCTCAAAAATCACTATCAGATGACTTTAAGTTCAAGGCAACACAGCCAATTACTTTATCCACCCCCTCATCTACAGCTCAATTTATAATGCTAGACAAGATAGAAATATTTAATGAGCCATATCTTGAAACAGAAATGGATTTAGATATGCCTTATCAAAACCCTGGGCAGATAATATCATTAGATAAAGGTTCTTACTTTAGCCTATCTGATAAATTAAAATCAATTGAAACTGGATTCTCTTATGGATCAAATAAGTTTTTATCTACCGCTAATATCGTAGGACTTCAGGAAATTTCTCCAGGATATCTAGCCCTACAGGATGGTCTAGACTCAGGATATTTTACTGATTCAGAATTAGTTATAAATTTTGGTAGTGATAAATTAAATCAAATAGACTGGAATGACGATGCTGGCAGCATACTAGTTTCATATAACTTAGATGGTGGATCTTCTTACACTACAATTTCTAATCATTCTAATATACCTGGATTTTCTGGAGGAATGATCTACTATAAAGTTGAGCTAGTTAGGAATGAATCGCAACTAGAGTCACCCATATTCAGATCCTTTTCATTCGTAGCATTTAGTAGCGAGCTTTTGTTTTCTGATAATACTCTACAATTTTTAAGTAGTGACTATAACTATATTGTTGGAAGAGACTTATCATCCATTCTAGACCAATCATATAATAATGGAGTAGAAACTAAATCTGGAGGATTTAAGGCAACTTCAGGAATCACTAGATCTATAGAATTTATGTTTATGCCAAGTGAAATATCTCAAACATGCCTAGTAGACTGCGGCGGAACTAGATACTCTTGGTCAGGAGCAGGAGCTATTACTAAGACTAATATATCCTCTATCTATGTAAATGGAGTAAACCTATATAGTCAGACATCAGTAGCAAATGTATTCATTCCTGGAATATGGCATCATGTAGTATTGACATTTAATTCAGATGAGTCAGATGTGGTATTTTTTAATCAATCAAAGACTAAAACTTTGATTGGTCCAAATAACAGATTTTCTCATATTGGTATATATGACTACGATATGTCAGCCAATGCTATTAAACATTATAAATCTATATCTAGTCGCATATCAGAAGCAACAACATCAGAATCAGTTTCTATTGGTCAAGATTCATATTCTGGATTCAATGTGGACAAAGTTGTTCTTTCAACACAATAATATGTCCAAACTCAAGACAAAAATTGACCTATACAACTGAAAGTGGTAGAATAGTCATATGCTAAACAAAATTGGTAAAACTCATATAGTTGCAGATAAAAGTAAATTCGGCGTATATGTCTGGGAAATGCCAGATGGCAGATGGGTTGGAGATGATGAAGGTCACTTTATGCTTATCCCTTCAGTATTTGGCGATGAGGAAAAATTAAAGATCTTAAAAGAAGTAGCAAAAGGATATGGCGTTATTGAAGGTGCACCTAAGTTTCTTCCTGGAAGACGTAAAGTATCTGATGAAGAACATGCTTCACAGCAAGCAAGATTAAATGCTGGACTTACACCTGACCCATGGGATCTTGGAGAAGGCTTAGATGCCGCAAAGAGGATGGTAAAAAATGACCGCTGAATTTATAGAAGACTCAGAAACAATTGAGATTAGCGGATCAGGAGATTTATTTTCTGGGGTTCGTGGCAATGAGTATGGAGATCCATTTAGTCGTGATATAGATGGAATAAAAAAGATGGGTGGCTTTAGCACTAACTTTAGAAAAAAAGTTGCTAGAACAGACTTCTCTAAATTCCTTCGTGGTGATGGATCAGAGAGTACAGCAATTCTAGAGCCATTCATGATAACTGGCTACAATATTTTAGATGTAGTAATGCCACCATATAACCTAGACTATTTAGCAAAAATTTACGAAATATCTTCTCCACACTATGCTGCTGTAAATGCAAAGATTGCAAATATTGTTGGCCTTGGATATGATTTTGTAGAAAGCGAAGCAACCAAGGAAAGACTTGCAGATATTGAAGATGAGAAGCAGTTAGAGAAAGCTCGTAGAAAGCTAGAAAAACTTAAGCTAACTATGCACGCTTGGCTGGAAGATACAAATGAAGAAGAAACATTTACAGAAACCCTAGCCAGAGTGTGGAAAGATTATGAAACAACTGGTAATGGGTACCTAGAAGTAGGTAGAAAGAATACTGGAGAAATTGGATATATGGGACATGTACCATCAGCATCTATGCGTATTCGTAGACTTAGAGATGGTTTTGTACAGATCATTGGAAATCAAGCAGTATACTTTAAAAACTATGGAGATAAAGATACTGTAAACCCTATGACTGGTGATGCAGTTCCAAATGAGATTATCCACTTTAAAAACTATACTCCAACTAATGGATTCTATGGAGTTCCAGATATTATCTCTGCAAAGAATGCCATGGCTGGTAACGAGTTTGCCGCTAGGTTTAACCTAGATTACTTTGAAAATAAAGCGGTACCAAGATACATCATTACAGTCAAGGGAGCAAAGCTATCTAATGATGCAGAAAGAAAGCTTCTAGAGTTCTTCCAGACTGGTCTAAAGGGAAAGAATCACAGATCTCTATACATCCCCCTGCCATCAGATAATAATGACTCTAAGGTTGAGTTTAAGATGGAAGCAGTTGAGGCTGGTGTTCAGGACTCGTCATTTGATAAATATAAGTCAGCAAATAGAGACGAAATCTTAATGTCACATAGAGTTCCTATTAGCAAGATTGGAACCCCATCAGGAGTATCCCTTGCAAATGCTAAGGATGCAGATAAGACATTTAAAGAGCAGGTATGTCGCCCATCACAGAGAACTCTTGAGAAGAGACTGATGAAGATAATATCAGAGAAGACAGATATGTTCTTGATTAAGTTTAATGAGTTAACTCTTACAGATGAAGATACTCAATCAAAGATTGATGAAAGATATTTAAGAATGAAGGTAATAGTTCCTAATGAAATTCGTGCTAGAATGGGACTACAAGGTTTATCGGGTGGAGATGTTCCTGTTGAATTAGGTGCTAAGGCAGCTGCAGAAGCAACAGCTCAAGCAACTGGCAACAGACAAAGAGATCAACAAAGGCAAGCAACCCAAGCAGATAATGGCGGAGCCAGAAATGCTCAAGGTGATGGCCGTCAAACTCCGTAGACCAATACTTGCGTTTTAATCTACTAAAAGGTATCATTATAACACTATGGAAATAACTAAGTCTAATTGGACTACCAGCGGTAACAATATTAAGCTGTCTATACCCTTTTCAAAAGTTGATCAGAGTAAGAGAACTGTTTCTGGGTATGCAACCCTAGATAACGTAGACTCTCATGGAGATATAGTTTCATCAGAAGCTAGCCTAGGAGCCTTTATGAGATTCCGTGGTAATGTTAGAGAAATGCATCAGCCAATGGCGGTAGGTAAGGTAGTAGCATTTGAGCCAAAGAGCTACTATGATCCAAAAGAAGGAAAAGTTTATAATGGAGTTTACGTAACTTCATATGTCTCAAAGGGTGCACAAGATACTTGGGAAAAAGTTCTTGATGGTACATTATCTGGTTTCTCAATCGGCGGGTCAATTAAAGAATCAGACAATGAAGTTCAAGAGGGCTCAGATACTCTAGTAAGAGTTATTAAGAATTATGATTTAGTTGAGCTGTCACTTGTAGATAATCCAGCTAATCAACTAGCAAATATTTTTTCAATTGAGAAAGTGAATGGTTCAATGGTCATGAAAGGCATAGCAGCATCAGTTATACCAGAGAATATCTTTTGGTGCTCTACAGATGCAATTGCAATTACATCAGAGAATGACACCGCAACGTGCGACAACTGTTCATGTAATATGGAACAGATTGGTTGGGTAGAGTCAACAGATGTTTCAAAGGCTGAGACAATTAAGACAATTGTTGATACATATATAAAAAAGAATTCTGAGGTTGAAAATATCGCAGAAGAACGTCGTGAAACTAACGACGGCGTTGATCTATTAAATAAAGATAATGAAGGAGATACAGAAGTGGCAGAAAATACAGAAGTTGTAGACGCCCCAGCAGCAGATGAAGTTGTTGTAGCACCAGCAGCGGAGGAAGTAGTTGAGGCAGCGGAAGTTGCTGCAGATGCTCCAGTTGTCGAGGAAGAAGCTATCGAAAA